TATGCTTGCTGCTGTTGATATTGTTGCTGATCCATCAGCACCACATGCTTTCGTAAATGGAATCATGGAAGGTAGAGAATGGATGCTCGTAGAAGGTTCTTGGCAAGAGCGTCAAATTGATGCAGCAAGAAAACTTATTAGTGGTTCATCAAGCCGAAATCTAAACAAAAATATTGTTAAAGTGTTTGAAGAATATTTTAATAAACTTAAATGAATAAAGATATTTCCCATCTTGCTCGAAATTATTTAATTGAATCGTTTAATAAACATTCAACGGGTGATTTGCATGAAGAATTCTTAAGAGAATTTGGCGAAGGTCCAAGTATAGCCGTTGATTCTTATAATAAAACAAAAGCACCTAAATTACCAAAAACTCCAAGTAAAGATGTTATTCCTGTTAATCGTCATGCTCTTGATACTATGGAAGATCCTTCTAAAATTAAATTACCATATGGTGTTGGTGGCGGTCGTGGTGGAAAGGGTGAAGGCATTGATGCCGAAGGTAAGCCAGATAATATTTTGTTTGGTGATACGGAAAAAGATGATTTGGGTGCCGGTTCTGCTGCAGGTGCATATGCTATTGGTACTGGATTAGACTGGTTGGGTAACTTGCTTGGAAATAAAGCAACATCAGCAATTGCAGGAACTAGTATCCTTAAAAAAATTCCAGGAATAGATAAAGTTCCAGGAGCAGTAGATTCACTTTTAGGTCAGGCTGCAGATATATCTGGGTCAAGTTGGTTTGATGCAAATATTGGCAAGATAGGTCAAAATGCTCAAAATTTAGCAGCACAGGGAGCCGGAAGTCCATGGGTGCCACTAGTTGGCTCAAAGCGTGCGGCATTTAAACCAGTTGATCCATTAGATGCAAGAAGACGCGCAGTATCACAAAGACAGTTAGAAGCTCAAGAAAAAGCATACGGTATAACTCCGTAATTTTAAAAACTACTAAATAATTAACACAAGGATTCTTTTATTATGAAACAAAAAAGCAAGAAAACTATTTCAGAAGCAGCAGCCGAAGCCATGGGTCTAGGTGGATACCCAATGTCCAACGGTCAATCAGATTTTGATATGACTGGACGTGGATCCAACATCGTGCAACCAATTGATTTTGGTGGTGCAGCCATGGCTCAAGCCCAAGTTCCAGTTGGTGCTGGAATGGCAGCTCCAACTGCTATGGCTTCTTCATCAGCAGATGAAGAAGAAAGCGAAGAAGATACTGACGAAGATACCGAAGAGGAAATGGAAGAAGAAGAGACCAACGAGGAAACCAAACAAGATTTCCGTAATGCTCTTGTTTCTCTTTTAGGTGAAGATGTTTCACCATCCCTTGTATCCCAACTAGAAGCAATTTTTGAAGCCGCTGTATCTGACCGTGTTGAAAAAACCGTTGCCAACATCGTTCAAAATGTTGATGGTAATGTAAAGACATATCTTGATAATGTAACCGAATCACTTGTAGAGAAGGTTGATGATTATCTTGACTTTGTTGTTGAAGAGTGGATGACCGAGAATGCTGTTGCAGTTGAGCAAGGTGTTAAGACACAAATTGCAGAAAACTTCATCGGTGGTCTCAAGAATCTCTTCGAGAATCATTACATCGATGTTCCTGCAGAAAAGTATAATGTTCTTGATGAACTTTATGCCCAAAACCGTGAACTAGAAACCAAGCTCAATGAATCCTTCCAATTCAATATGAATCTTCGTAAAGAAGTTTCACTTACTGAATGTGCTGGTATCTTTGTTGCCGAAACACGTGATCTCGCAGACACACAAGTTTCCAAACTACAAAATCTAATGGAAAGCGTTAATTTTAGCAATCCAGAAGAATACCGCGAAAAGCTAGTTGCTATTCGTGAAAATTATCTATCCAGAGGTCGTCCAGTCGTTCGCAATGCCGAACCTGAACAAACCTTTTCCCCAGTCAAAAATACACCAACAAACCTCGTAGAGGGATATGCTGGTGCTATCGGACGACTCAATAAAAGAGTCTAAACTTTTACTTTTACTAAATAATTTTAATCAATAGGAGATTAATAACTTACCATGAATTTTCAAGAAAACACCCCGTATGACATTTTAACCGAGAAGTGGGATCCCGTGCTCAGTCACGGTGCACTCGCTCCAATCAAAGACGATTACCGCCGCAAGGTAACCGCCGTTCTTTTAGAGAATCAAGAGCAAGCTCTTCGTTCTCAGCATCTAACTGAAGATATGGCATCTGGTGCCAATCTCGGTATGCCTTCATCGTTCACCAACTCCGGTGGCGTTGCAGGTTACGATCCCGTACTCATCTCGCTCATTCGCCGTTCTATGCCAAATTTGATGGCCTACGACATCTGCGGCGTTCAACCAATGACCGCTCCAACTGGTTTGATCTTTGCAATGCGTGCAAATTATCAATTCGGTGGTACCGGCATTTCTTACGCTGGCACGTATGTCGAAGCACAATTCCAAGAGCCACAACCATCCTTCGGTGGTTGCGGTTGGACACTCGATGCAGCCTTTGCGGCATCTAAGGGTCTTTCTGCTGGTTGGAATGCTACATCTGGTGTATGCTCGTCTGCTGCACAACTTGCAGCAATGCGTGGTATCCTCACCGCTAACGGTGAAGGTATTGGCAAGGCTGCTGGTTATGCTAACTGGAATCAAATGGCCTTTAGTATTGACCGTGTTGCTGTTCAAGCTCGTACACGTGCACTAAGCAGTAATTACACTGTTGAACTTGCACAAGACTTGAAGGCTGTTCACGGTCTAGATGCCGAAGCCGAACTCGCAAATCTTCTCAGCACTGAAATTCTTGCTGAAATCAACCGCGAACTCGTCAAGACCATCTATTATGTTGCTAAGTCTGGTTCACAACAGAACGATCTTGCAGCCAAGGGTACATATGACCTTGATCAAGATTCTGATGGTCGTTGGTCAGCAGAACGCTTCCGTGGTCTCAGTTTCCAAATCGAGCGTGAATGCAACGCAATCGCCAAGGAAACCCGCCGTGGTAAGGGTAACTTCATCATCTGCGACAGCGATACTGCTGCCGCACTTGCAATGTCTGGTTTCATGAGCCTTTCACCTGGTATTGCTCCACAAATGAATGTTGACGATACTCAAAGCAATTTTGCCGGTCTTCTCAGTGGCAAGATTCGCGTTTACATCGATCCATATAGCCCAGCAGGATACAACTTCTTCTGCGCAGGTTATAAGGGCGAGTCACCGTATGATGCAGGTCTGTTCTACTGCCCATACGTTCCGCTCCAAATGGTTCGTGCAGTTGATCCTAATACGTTCCAACCACGTATTGCGTTCAAGACTCGTTACGGCGTAGTTGCTAATCCGTTTGTTCTTAACGGTGCAGCACCTGATGCTGATTCGTTGACCACAGGGCTTAACCAATACTACCGTCTCACTGCAGTTACCCATCTACACGGTAACACGATCTAAGTAATCGGTTAGAACTTAAGTAACACTTCGAAGCCCTCCTCAGAAATGAGGAGGGCTTTTGTTATTAGATAAATATTTCTATGAGCTGCATTTCAAATATAAATCCATTATACAATAGTTACTTTACATTAATTTTTGGTCGTGGAACAAAACAATTTGAATTAAATTGTCAGAAAGCCAATCTTCCAGGGTGTACCGTACCTGATGTAAATCAACCAACGATCTTTGGTACAACGATTCCAGTACCAACTATGCAGTTTAATTATGAAACTTTAAATGTAGAATTTATAGTTGACTCTGAATTAACCAATTGGAAAAGTTTATATTCTTGGATGCGTAATGTAGCAAATATTCAAAATGACAATACAAATAATTTGCCATATCAACAATGGCACCATCAAGCTGTATTATCAATAATAAGCCCAATATCAAATTGTGTTGTTACTACAGTAACATTTCGATATATTGTTCCAAGTAAACTTACCGGTATTGTATTTCAATCAGATACATCTGATGCAGTAATACAAAAAGCATCTTGTACTTTTAAATTTTCATATTATGAAATTGACCCCGATGCTCCAGAAAATCTTAAAAATACTGTTTAAATATAATCTTCTGGATTATCAGACCAGCTTTCAGCAGAATTTGGACTGCTCTCTGGATTAAATGGTAGCTTTTTAGTTTCAGGATTCATTGTGCGGCGTTTTACGGGTTTAGGTGGCTTCGGAGCCTCCTCAACCAATAGATCCTCTACAGAGGGTTCCTGCTGCTCAGATTCTTCTATTTCTTCTAATTCATCGTCAAGAATGACCTCTGACCCCTCAAAACTGTCAATCATATCGTTTACAAAATTTACAAAATCTTCATTATTAAAAAGTTCATTTAACATCATAAGTCCAGCTTCTGGTCCCACTACTAAATCTTCATTAGTATTGTTCATTACAGATTTTGGATCTACTTGCATTGTATGAAAAAATACGTCATACATCTTAGAAAGATCTTCAGTAGGAACTCCTGTATATAATACAGAAGTTCGATTAATTGAAATTTCTGAT